AATGGTTGGAATTGTTGTAAAGTTTGACCTGAAACATCTATCGTTTTTACTTTTGAGAATGATGATAGTGTTAGATAAGACGCATTCACACTATTGATTGTAATATCGATAGGTGATGAAAAGATATAACCAAATTGAGTATTCTGATTTTTATATGGTATATTCAAGTTGATTTTATCCGTCCCGAATACCTTGTTGGATGCGGTCTTAAAATCTTGATTCGCATAATCTTGGTCTAACCTAAACTCAAAATCCAACGTACCATTTATCAATGATGTCGTTGGAGCCAAAGATTGTAGTTGGTTGAAATCTACTTTTGTAGTCCAATCCAAAACCTGTCCCTTACCAAAATAATCTACAATAGGTTCAACAATCAAAGTATTCGGATAATCAGGACTTGGAACTACTACCAAGTTGAAATATCTATTGACAGAAGTTATGAAGTCGATTTGTTTATAATCATTGTCTGGGAACTCGAGGGCATAATCGAAGGTTTGACCTGAAGCCAAAAATCTCGGTGCACTGAATATACTGAATCTAAAATCAGTCACTGTAACGAACTCCCCAATAAATGAGAATTGTAAATCTGATGTTCCACTGATTTGGAATTGTATGTTTCTATCTACTTGTTGGTCATAACCTCCACAGATTGAAAATATTTCTAGTGTTCGTGTGCTACTTCCATCATAGAAATCTAATTGTAAGTAATTCTGTGTCAGAATACCAAACGATCCAGTACCATCGATAATTTCAGGGCCATAACCAATGTAGGTAAATGGAATACCAATATCCCCTTCTGGTATAGTTGCGGTTGTTGTAACATTACTTTCAGTATAATATGTAAATGTCAAACTTCCAGGCCCATTGTTTGTCATCTCAAACTCACAATTCTGTTTGGGGTCAATACGGAAGTTGAAGTTAAAAGTATAAAGACCCGAATAAATACTAGGTATAACAAAAGTTGTTGAATTACCTGATAGATTAAGTGTATTACAAGTTAATCCTGATGTTGGGTTGGTAATTGCTGATGATGAAAAATCAAAATCAAAAATAGGGTTTGTATATGTATAACAAGGAATTATAGCATTCCTCGAATAAGGGCTTTCATCCAAAAACTTTAATGGTAAATAATATCTTTGGAAATAGGATGTATCAAAGAAATCAGATTGGATATTATATCCCGCATCTTTAACTATTGATGAATACAATTCTTTGATTTGTATTGTAGGTTTGAAATAAAAGTCATTTACTGGTGTCCCTGAAAAATCGAAATGTCCTCTCTTTGGGGTATATGTTGTACCAGTTAAATCAGTAAACTCAACTAATGGAGTTTGTAATTGATTGATAAATTGTGTATTACCAGAATATTCGTATCCGATGTTATAAAGACCCCACATTGTCTTTCCATTCTGATATGAATAGTTTGTCCCACCAGTCAATGGAAATAGGTTATAATCTACATTCGATTGTAATATAACGTCTTGTGTGAATGGGTGTGATAAATGTGATAGGTCAGTTTGACGTAAGAACTTATCTCCAATATTTGCAGCTAAATTACCAATCTGATTATAGAATGTAACCTGATAAGTAAAATCTTCACCTTCAATAGTCACACCATCCAAACGAATATTACCTACCAATATCTCATAACCATCCCAAGATACAATCGCATCGAACTTATCATTGGGGTCAAAGTCCAATGGGGTTGAATTGACATCATAAAAATAGTTGAATATGTCGTTATTATTCTTTGTTCCTGGTAATGTGAATGCTTTGGAATAACTTGAGTTCTTCGATGTGATGTCTTGTATTTCCCCAACGGAGAATGACATAAGAATGTCTTCATCATCAAATAAATCCAAGTATTTGTGAACACCTGATATTACAGTTCTAATTCTTAAACTACTCATTAGTATGGTAAGTTGTATTGTCTATAAGGGGTAAGCTTAAGTTCCAACTCGTATTGGAATACTCTATCATATTTCTGTTGATACTTTTTTACTTCTTTATTCAACACTTGAACTGGTATTAAATAAGGATATATCAATGACTGATTATCTTGTGGCATCCAATCATCTTTCATAATATATACAGTTGGAGACATAATCAGTTGTTCGATTATATCCACGTCATTCTGTCTTACAAAATTGGAAGCAACTGTCATAAACTCGAGAGCATCTCCATAATAAACTGTTTCAGATGAGTCATAACTCTGCATATTCCATACTGTTGAGTTCAATGTCTTCTGTGAACCATATATCTTCTTTTCGGGGGTTTTAGCATACTGACTTTTCTTGGTGAATGTGAATGTATCCCATACCCCATTTCTATTGATAAATAAGAAGTTTACAGGGTCATTGAAACACTCTGGTTCAATCATCTTATATTGGACTATCTCTGACACCCCATTGGAATAGTTTGTGTCACAAGACCCATCAGAAAGGAAAATTGCTACATCACTATTTGGTCTGATATTGGGGTTTTGTTTCCAATTGATATATGCTATTCTCTGTCCCAAGAATGAGTTATAACCAGTCGGGTTTTGTGTGTATGAAATAGGTTGTGAATAAACCACATCATAGTTAGGTTGAGCATTGACCCCATTCTTTTGTAAGATACTTACAGAACTGATTACAGATGAATTGTCATACAATGGATTCTCACCATACATAAATCCTAATACAATAGGACAAGTGTAATAATGAGACCTGTATCTTGTTTGGATTGGTTGCCCGTTCAATATTGTCATTGGGATTGTATCTTCCCCAAATGTTGCCATAAACTTACCATTGATGTTAAATGGCACAACTCCACTATTCATAGCGAAGTCATATACCTTTGTGTTCCAATAGTTATACTGACCATTTAGATTTACACCAGAGTAATAATAATTTAGATATGGATTATCTGCCACACCATATCGTTTATTGTCTTGAACACCAGGCCATACCATAACTCCATAAGGTTGGGTTGCAGCACTAGCAGGTGAAATAGTTTGTCCTGTGAACCCTGAATAAACCCCGTAGTTCGACGAATCGATTACAAGAGTAGTTGTCCCTCCACTTGTATATTGAACCCCAAATATGATACGATATTCGTTGATATGATAAAGGTTCTCAAACCCATTGTATCCACCATTGAAACCATTTGAAAAACTTACAAAATTGATAGGTAAATTATTGATGGTTGCTTGTGAAGTTTCCTCATCAACATTTACACCTGAACTATTTGTAACAGATACAGCATATGGGTCAGCTTCAGCAAAACCTGTTCCCGAGTTGTATATCATCGACATATTTCTTTGATTAGGTTTCACAATATTCCTGATGATTGTCTCTACGTTGAAAATACAATTCCCATACTCATTGGAGGGGATTAGTAATCGAGCAATCTTTCCTGATTCTTGTGTTGAACCAGTGGTGTTATTCGGCCCCATATCATTCTTATACGGGTTCTTGTATATGTCCACAACCAATCTAATATCCGTATATGCAGAGTAACTATTCAAAGCCACATTCCAAGTGTGGTCAGAGTGTGTCTCCGTAACTGATAGGGGTTGTTGTAATATTGTTAAGTTGAAGCTCATTTTGAGATTATGGTATTTCTTTATTTAATGTTCTTATAATGAAGTTTTCCACATCATTGCCAACAGCATTATACAATCTTTCGAAGTCATCACGGAACTCTGCTGGTGGGTTCATTAGGACATCTTCCAATGAATCATAGGCTTTATCATAAATGTTGGTTCTTCTAATACCAAACTTATGTATATTCTTTTGGATGGCAAATGCTAAAGATAATTGACTACCCTTTACATACCTTCCCTTTTCATCTCTTCTTCTAATCCCCCTGATTTTTATCCAATTCAATAATGCTTTGATTGGGACAAACTTACCACCCTTTCTACGACCAAGATTGACGTACTTGAAATAGTCCATATATTCTATTTCCAACATAAGTCCATCTTGTGTCTCGATGACCTTTGCTTTCAAACTATTCAATAACTTTCCTGAAGCAACCTTATTGGATAATCCCCTTACACTCGGATTTCCAAAGGGGTATATTTTTGCTCTAATCTTCTGCTTGAAAAAGGCTAGAAAGATATTCCCTAATTGTCTCAGTTGTTCTTCTGTTAGTTCGTACATAATTTATCAAATTGCTGTTGGTGATGGAGTAGGGGTTGGTGTAACACAAGGATCTGGTGGAAACACATCAAATGCTGCCACACATCTATCCAAATACGTTTTGGTCTTAATTCTTATAGTTGCTGTATAACCACATAATAAATCGTCGTATTGTTCGATGAATGGAACCATAGTTACAGCATCATCCAAATAATAATATTCATTGTAATTTCCTTGTTGTTCTGTGACCGATAATCTGAACATAGAAATGACATCATTCATAATTTGTAGACAATCAGACAATATGTCAGTCATATTATCCATATCACGTTTCATTATATCAGAAACAATCAAGTTGAATTCATAAGTCATAAACCCAAACTCTTGAATAACATTTGCTGGTACGACATAGAAATATGGATAGTATGGGGCTTGGTCAGATGGATTCACCTGTTTATCCCTTCTATCCACTTGATAGGTAAACTCATCCAAATCCCCAAATCCATAGGAATTGATTTGTTTGTGTCTTTGAGCTAAAAGTTGGAAGTCATCAACTATGTTTTTTAGATTGAGACCATATATCGTTTTTGTCATTTCTGTTGTTTCTTCATTTGTTTTTTAATCTCTTTTTCCTTCTCATTATGTAAGTCAGAAAGGTACGAAAGATGGTTGAGACAAAGAATAAGGGACTGACTAGTAATACTAGGAATTTTCCAAACTTTGTCCTCCGAGAGTTGAGAAATCCAGATATAGTAACCCCAAAATTTTGAAAAACTATTATCATTTTTATCACCCTCATCAACCACCTGTTGCTGGAATAAAGTTGAGAAAGATTTGACAAGCCCTTTTCTAAAGTCCATAAAAAAAAAACAGCACCTTCGATATATTTCATCGGTAATAGTTTGAAGTTTTCTATGTTCTTCTTGAAGTTTGTTTGACCATATTTCTTACCCTTCTCTGTGTATAAATATGCGGCTAATTCATTTAGGTTTGCAACCTTATATGATTCGTCTTTCATTATGAACGTATCGATGTCAACAAATTGACCGAAGGTCATATTACTGAAATCACATAATTCATACTCAACATCTTCATACTTTATTTCATAATAAACTTCTTTTGATTGTTGGTTGATAAAACTATGTAAAGCTTGACCAGTGGCAACCAAAGATTTTGCATCCCCTTCTCTGATTTGTTCTGGTGTTAAACCAGTCATTTCAGCTATAATCATAATATACATATCGATTTCATCGTATATGTCTTTGAACTTCATAATGTTCTGCCATTTCTCAATGGTGAGTTCTTTAAGTTCGTACTTTTTACTATCGTATTCTATGTATGTTCCTACCATATCTATAAATATATTTTTTTAATAATCATTTTTACATCACGTAGACCCCTGTGTTCCTAAATACCTTCATTTCAAGAACATATCTGAGGGGGTCAATTAGGTGGTTGTTCTCATCCACTGGTTCATCAAGGTTATTACCATTCTTGTCGGTCTTCCATACGTAAGATAATAACTCAGTTTGTAGATTTGATGATAGTTCGTGAATGTAAAAATTGCTTCTCTTGATAAGGTCAATCCCGTGTAATATCGAGTTCTTCTTTACTGGCTTTGCATTTATACCCTGTCGTCTGAGTTCTTCAATTGCTTGGGGATTTGCACTATCACAAATGAAATCATCTTTGAGGTTAATTTCCAAATCCTTAATCTTATAGATAAAGTCAGGTATGGTAATGTTTCTCAAGTATAATAGTTCTTCACAAAATATGGAGTCCCCATTCTTATGAACTTGAATCAAAGTACAAGGGTCTTGGAATCCAAAGTCAATTCCATAACCAAGCAATTTGGAACCCTCTGGTAAGTCCGAGTATGTTTGTTGATGTGAGAATACCATTTTGGTTGGAAGTCCTCTCTGACCCAATCCAAACACCCTCCACAGGTTCAAATCTCTCTGTTGTAGTTTCTCAATTTCTTGAACTTGAACTTCTGATAGAAATGGATTGTCTTTATATGTGGTGATATTGTAATTTACATCAGGTTGTCCTTCGAGGTCATATATCCACGACTTCCATAAGGAGGGGTTCAAGTCCATTACTGTAAGGTCTGATGTTCTTAACATAAGTTGTATGTATTCATCATAGGATACTTCTGTTGCTTCGTTGATAAACAGGTAATCCCTTTTTCTACCGCGTAGTTTGGTCTCATCATCGACCGAGAACCATTCTATCATATTAGAACCTAACTGATAATAACCATCCACAGAGTGCCAGTTATTTTGGTCATATAAGTCGAACTTTATTAGTATTTCCTTGAGGTCTCGTAATACTGAACCCTTGAGTGCTGGCAATGTCTTTCTAACTATTGATAAGGTTTTGTTTTCCTCATTCAATAACTTGTATATGAAATAGATTAGAATATTGTATGTCTTCGATGCTCTTGATGACCCCTGAAATATATTGATTCGTTTATCAGAGTTCAGGAGGGTCTCGAATACGGATGTTGTCTGTATCTTCATTCTAATATTTTATCTCTTTTTTGTAAATTATCTTGCCACCATAATGGTTGAAGGTTTGTATAATGACATAATTTTTCCACTTCTTCCTGTGTTTTTGCAGATGATATTGGTATAATATGGTCTATGTGCCAACCAAATTTTCCGTGATTTTCCCAATTCATTTGTTGTGTAAATAATTTTTCAAGATATACTCTAAACTTATCGATACTACAACCTAGTATTTTTTCTATTTCGATATTTTTTTTAGAACTAATAACCCCTTTTTTTATTGACCTCTTAAATGCATCTGAAATATTATTTCTAATTGCAACTCTGAACTTAAAAAGTTCATCTGTTTTCTTTCTTGATTTCTGATATTGTTTATTATAATCAGAAATACATTTTCTATTTTGTTGTGAATATGACTTAGAATATTCTTGTAATTTTTCGAGGTTTTTTATTCTATATTCTTTATAATATTCTTTGTAATATTCTTCCCTAAATTTCTTATATTGTTTAGATGATACACAAATTTTTGATTTGTTATTTTGATAATAAGATTTATTGGATTCAATCACTTTAGATTTATTTTTTATTTTCCAAGCATTACGACTTTCTTTCATACAAACTCGGCAAGCACTATTAAATCCATCTTTATGACCGATATGTTTAGAATATTCAGTATATTCTTTTAATAAATTACATTTACTACATTTTTTCATACCTCAAAAATATGTTTAATTTTTGGTATTATCAATTTGCAATTTCACGCCTCCATTTTCAAGATTGGGTGTATTCTGTTCTGATATAGATTTTCTCAATAAATTATTAAATTGACGAGTTATGTTTTCGTTTTTCTTTTTCCATGCCGCAACCTTCTGTTTGTGGTTCTTGCGAAGTTTTGATTTTGCCATTAGAATAATGATTGTTGTATTGGTTTATTCTTTTCGTGTTCTATTCTTGCTTTCGCAATATCCATATACTCCTGTTC